TAAATATATATAGGGAGAGAGTTCATATAAAATTTTAAATTTATTATATAAAAAAATAAAAGATAACAATTATTTTAATTGTGTTGTTTAAAATATTTATATAGACACTTTCAAAAAAAAGGGCGTTTTTTGCCTTTTTTAAACAATTTTCAGAATCATATGTGCTTGATAATCTATTCTAACAGGGGGGCAAAATTTTCTTTCAAAAATGCCTAAAAATTGTGAAAAAATTTGTAAAACTTGAAAATCTAATTGAAACAACACCAACTCTTACTATCTCTCATTTTCATGTTCCATTCGTCTATTGTATATTGGTTGCCCATACTTTTGTTACACGCGCTACAAATGGGCTGTAAATTGTCAAATGTTGTGGGTCCGCCTTTGGATTCTGGAACGTTATGTCCAGCTTCAAATGAAAAAACCGTGATTGTGTTTGAGCACCAATGTATAGAACATTTGTGTTGAAACACCTTGCCAAAACGTGATATCCATAATTGTTGTCTCATGGCTGTGGGAACTGGCATTGATTGGAGCATGAAAATCAAATTTTAAACGAAGAAGAAATTTAAAAGTGACATGTTCTTAAAAGCTAATGAATATAAACAACGCTTTCATGTCTGTGTTGAATAGATTTCCCGACAAGGAAGCAATTAAAGAGTATGCTGGAAAATCGCAAGAACAAATAGAGAGTATACTCAGACAAAGTGATGAATACGCAACAAATAATAAAAAATCAATAGAGTTTGAAAAATTCATGAAACAACAATATAGTAAATTCAAAAATAAATCGTACACGTGTCCTGAAACATCTGATTCGTGTGCATTTATAGCAGAAGGAAGGAAACATAAAGATATCCAAGTAGTGGTTAAAAGGGTTCTAGAAAATATTCCAAAATCATGGTGTCTAGAAGTCGTATGTACGACCGAGAATCTGGAATTTCTACAAAAAGAATTATCAAGTATAACCAATGTCAGGTTTAACACAATTGAGGAACTGAACAATATGAACGACTATAATAATTTAATGCTGAGCATCGATTTTTGGAAATGGCTAAACACCCGGTACACTAACATTCTTATTTTCCAGACAGATGTTATTATGTTAAAACCCTTACCTAAAGATATCACGGTACACGAGTATATAGGTGCACCGTGTATTGAAAAAACACACATGAATGGTGGATTTAGCTTTCGCAAAATTGAATCCATGATAAAAGTGTTAGAAAAGAATACACCACTTCCCAACGAAGAAGAAGATAAGTTCTTTTGCAGATACTTACCTGAAATAGATTTTGAAATTGCAAGAAATTTTTCTTCTGAACATATTCCTTCAAAAGATGTACCGGTTGGAGTCCATAAAGCATGGATATATAATTCCAGTTATTTTAAATATCTTGCGTCCATTATTATATAAATTTGTATGAGAATTTTTAATGGATTACCGAACGGAAATCAAAAACATGTATAAAAGAATATTAGAAAGAGAAGCGGACGAGGAAGGCATTCAAACTTACACAACATTTTTGCAAAAGAAATCGTTAAACGATCTTGAAAAAATTCTTATAAATAGTTTTGAATACAGAAATAAAAAAAAGAAACAAATTGTTCCTAATCCGATCCCACAACCAATCGAAAAGAAAAAACTTACGATGAAACCAAATGAATCTCATATAGTTGGGATATTTTTACATGTTGGAAATTTAGAAATCATGAAAGAAATGCAATCTGTAATTTTAACTATTCAATCTTGTTGTAAATGTGAAATATTTTTAAGTACACTACACAAAATAAAAGTTAAAAAACTTCCTATGAATATGAGAAATGCTCACATTATACCATGTGAAAATAGAGGAATGGATATTGGAGGATTCTGTAAATGCGTAGAGTACATAGAAAGGAAAAAAATAAAAGTAGATTACATTCTTAAACTGCATACAAAAAGTAGTAAAGAATGGAGAGATGAACTATATTTGCCTTTATGCGAATCCACAGATATAGTAAATACAGTTTTATGGATGTTTGAAACAGATGATAGATTAGGGGTTGTTGGTGCACCAAATCATATATGTACCATACAAAATGCGAATTATAATTTAATTAAGAAAAAATTACAAGATATCGGAAAAGAATCAGAATTTATTTTATATGACATAGATTTTGAAAACATGGAAAAGTACACATTTGATCCTGATTTTTATGTGACATATCATGCGGACATGGTTAGAAATAATGTAAAAGCGGAAGATGCATGGACTCATTGGGATAAAAACGGAAGATTCGAACACGAAAGAGTTATATGCAACGATATGATCAAAACGATAGGAAATAATATGCAATATGTCGCAGGAACCATGTTTTGGATAAGATATTCAACGTTGAGTAAATTTAGTAAGTATTTGATTGAAGATTATGAAAATTTAGAAGAAGGTAGATTATTTAACAATATTGAAACACACACACATTCATGGGAATATTTATTCGGTATAATTCCACAAATAGATGGATATAAAATAGCGCCATCTATTTGTTATAAACTCATAGATATAGGTATTTTTGTTCCTGAAATGCCGAAAGAACCTATATGTGGAGGATCGAGAACAATCCAAGTATATATCAACGAATTGTGTAAAGAATATAATGTTAAGATCTTTGTATTCGGTTCCACAAAAAATGTAACATATGAAATATCCGATCTGACAAAAAGAATACAAAATTTTAACGAACTAGATCATAAATACACAGTTCATAACGTTGATGAATTCGACACGTCGACAGAATACTTGGCATTGATTGCGACAGGGTGGCAAACGACTGATATTGTAGAAAATGCGATAAATACGCGAAACAAGGTTCATATTATTCAAGATTATGAATGCCAATTTTTCGACGATCCACAATTTTTCAAACGCGCAGAACAAACCTACTTTAAAATGAATACATATGATCTTCGTGTGTGTGTTGGAAAATATATGAGTTACTTTTTGTATAGAAAATACAATCTGGTTGTAACGCCTATAGAATTCGGAATAAACAAATCTATTTTCAATTTTCAAAATTTACGCCGGAAACCACAAATTATTTTGACATATATGCCGAGTAAAAACAGAAGAAATGCAGCACTAATAAAAGATATTTATGAAACGATAAAAGCGGAATATGAAGTGATAGTTATAGGAGAGAATAACACGGATTTGCCTTCTAATTCGTACTGCCAAAAAGAGCTCGCTTTTTTATATAATGAATCGAAAGTAGGAATAGTTTTTAGCATGTCTAATCCTTCGAGAATGGGATTCGAAATGGGAGCATGTGGACTTCCGGTGATTGAATACGATTCGGAAAATAACAAATTTGATTTGCCCAATTGCTTTTATAAAATAACAGAAAAAGCCGACGCTGTTGATATTATTCAGAAATTAATGAAATTAACATTTCAAGAGTATCAACATATTGTAGAAAAAACAACAAGAGCATGCTCTTTTCGTGATATTTCGCAAGAAAAAGTGGATTTTGTTAATCAAATAAAAAATTATATTTGTTAATGTAATGCTTTTTGATCACATTATTTCATTAGGAGGAGATTGCTTTCCAAGAGTGTCTCTGACAAAAATCAAAATAAAAAAGGATAAGGCACAAGGTGAACTGTCATATCCATTTGATTTAGCAGTAACTCCTTTGAAAAATGTTATCGAGATGATCTGGTCGGATTTTGATAAATTTCACGAGTATAAACTAGAGGAAGTCGATAACGAGATATTGATCGAATCTGTTAACTATCCGGGTACATATTTAAATCATGAAAGTCCTATGAAGGTGAATATATTTTATGAAAACGAAGGACCGCTATATTTTGTGAAATGTAAATACGAAAAATTAAAAGAACGATATTCAAATAGAATAGATAATTTTCGTGAAAAATTAGGTTCTGATAAAAAGATACTGTTTGTTATTCACTTAACTGCGTGTACGAGTAATGACGATGTTATTCGTTTAGTCAAAGCAATTGAAGCGAGGTATCCAACATTAGAATTTAAAATTGTTGTTGTTCATTTATACAAACCCGTACTGACAAATGTAGAAAGTACTGAAAAAGTCATATTTTATGAAGATATAGTAGACCATACGTGGAATTGTACAGAGGAATACACATACATGTTAGCCGAAAAACTGAAATTTTTTATGATGAATAAAGTGTTTGAACCTTCACAACAATTTCCAATTTAAATCACTCCCAAACAGATATTGCATAATCCTTTACAAGATCAAACTCTTTTTTGAATTGATCTTGTTCCCAAATATCATTTATTCTGTTTTGCAATTGTACATTTCCAATATTGGACTCTTCTGGTGATATAAATTCCATTTTATAAAATGTAGCATCAACTGAAGAATTGGGACCAGCTTCAGTAAAGTTCATTATATTATCTGGAAATTGATGAATATCAAATGAATATTTCTTAGGGAAAAATTCAATTAATCTTTTGGTGATTTCTAATAAAACGATAGATGTTGGATGATATTTATCGACAAAAATTCTTTGTTTTGAAATGTTAAATATTATAAAATCAAAAATTTTTACATCACATGTTTGATCTTTTTCCAAAAATATTCTTGTTGTTTTTTCAAAAATTCTTTGCTGTAAATACGAAAAATTGGCATTCATAATAGTTTTAATGTTGTTTTGCTTAACATACTCAGACAAATCTGGATGTTTAGCTAAAAAAATTGCATCATTTTGCGGATTCGCAAAACACACCAATTGACATGGTGTTTTCAACCTTTTTAAAATACTATTTTCATTTTCTTCAAATGTTGAAAGCTTACTATCGTTTTTATATACCAATTGATACAAAAATATATCAGCAAGTTTCAACAAATGAGAAAAGTTTTGTGGATCTTTTCCTGTTTTGTACACGTAACATAATATTAAATAAATATTATAGTCTTTAACAATATCAGAATTTGTAGTAAACATTCGATGAATGAATGAACCATGACAATTCGAGTAAATTACCAGGGTTTTTTTTAAAGGATCAGGATTTGGACATCCAAAATCCCGGTCCATACATGATTCATATTGTTGAATGTTCATTAGATTAGAATAATATCATATTTTTAAATGTGAACGGACTAAGTTTCGATTAATGATTGATATTGATTAAAATATTCTTTTCCCATCCATCTATGACCTTCCGTTGACAAATGAACCCCATCGCCTGTATTTTGACATTTCCCAGATCGTGCACACCGCACTAGAGGATAGACGGGCAAATATCTAAGCACCACATTCTGTTTGTTTGTTACCCAAGAATCTAGTAATTCGCCGACTATAAACGGTATCATCCCGAAATAATGCCGATAACAATTGATAATATACATTATTCGGAAATAATAGTATTCATAACTTTCGTAACAATCATTTTCTCCTTGATGCCATAGAATTCCGTCTATGTGATTATTTTGATGATGCTGTAACGCAGTATAAATAGTTTGTAAGCTGTTCCAAAAAAATAAACCGGTATCTACTTTGTTAAGATGAATTGATGGAGGTAATATAACTTGATTTGAAGGCACAGTCCACGCGGATATTGAAGTGGATGGAAATCCGCATACAATCAATCCTACTCTGTGAGTTGGATATTGTTGAACATACGCTTTAGCGAAATGGAATGCGAAGCATTGATTACACACAGGCTTTGATCCAATCTCTGCAAATAGATTTGCAATTTCCCATTTATTTTCTCTCATATTCCACGAGTAGATTCTATTATCAATCTGATCTCTATCGTCGAATGGATTAACAGTACCGCCCACTCCTTGAGAGTTACTTTGTCCGGTGACAAAAAATATTCTATCCATTCGGAATTTAGGATATATTTGGAAATAAATTTAAAAGTATATACGTGTATTGAATAATACTGCAAGAATTTCAGAAGAATTTATGAAACGACCGAGAATTGCTATAGGTATGGTTGATGAAATTCTAAAACGGTTACACCTTTCCGCTATGCCAAACTCTTCCATAAACCATTTCTGTAAACGACTTAAAGAAACTGTGTCAATCTTGTATCAAGAAATGCCGATATTCTGTATATCAATACAAAATATACCATGTCCATTTCTAGAAGATGATCCAATGTGTGAATACTGGTTAATAAATAACGATTCAGAACCTGGATTGCGTCAGCCAATTACTCTAAAATCTATGGAAATTCATAATCTAACAGTATTGAAAGAAAATACTCATATAGATGTCAACTGGACACCAGAACAATTGGAATCAATAAAAACGTATAATAGAATACCAGGAGTGTTTGATCAAGGAGATGATGCTGAATCAGACCCAGAGTCAGAGCCAGAGCCAGAGCCAGAGCCAGACCCAGAACCAGAACCAGAGCCAGAGTCAGAGCCAGAGTCAGAGCCAGAACCAGAACCAGAGCCAGAGTCAGAGCCAGAGCCAGAGTCAGAGCCAGAGTCAGAGCCAGAACCGAAGCCAGAACCGAAGCCAGAACCGAAGCCAGAACCGAAGCCAGAACCGAAGCCGGAACCGAAGCCAGAACCGAAGCCAGAACCGAAGCCGGAACCGAAGCCAGAACC